CGATTAGAAAACGGGTTAAAGCTTAATTTAGATAGTTTAAGGTATTTCCATTAAACAGTTAGGCACTCTATTTCCTTTGTTGTAGGGTGCTTATAGTGTTTAATGGTTAGACACTAAAGGGAAGGTCAAGAAAATGACTAAAAAAGAATTACTAAAAAAAATAAAATTAATATCACAAGATATGAATGAAGATTATGACACGACTAAAGATTGTTTAGTTGATGATTACGAGCATATATTAGAAGATAATAATATAACTCATATCGTGGAATATAACAGGGATACGCAAGATTTTAATGTAGCTTATGAATTGGGTTATCTTAGAGCGTTAGAAATAGTAGCCGATAGATTTACAGAAATAGAAAAAGAGGTTAATAAATGTATAGTTTAGAGGGCTTAGTAATAGCCATAGGGTTTATAGTAGTTATGCGAGTGGCTATTGTAGGCACATTAAACGAAGTAAGACATTACAGAATGATAAGGGAATATAAAAGACTATTTCCAGAAGTATGGGGGAAGTAATGAAAGTAAATACAGAATATAGAAAATGGTTAAAAGAAAATAGATATCGTTATTTTGTAGATTGTAGAGAAAAAAATACAAATAATAAATGGCGTAGAGTTAAAATATCTAATAAATATTTTTATGATACTTTTTACGCACATAATTTAATTAATGAATTAAATCAACAAGATAAAAATTATGAATATAAAAATTATAAATTAGTTAAAGCATACTAAGTAACTAACAACAAGATAAAGCCCTAGTTATCCCCTTTTAGCTAGGGTTTTATCTATGGATCTGTATAACTAAAGTGTAGGCAGATCAAAACTATCTAACGATATTGTAGGCACATAGAAAATGTAGGTAAGTTGTTGCATAACTGTAACATAGTAGTTACAATGTAGGTAGGTTAATTAAAGAGAGGAAGAATAATGGCTGAACAAATAGAAGAAGTTGTATGTAAACAAGATGGAGATGAGTTTGAGTACAAGTTTACAGTAACAGGAATATTCATTGGAGATAAAGACGAAGTTATTAATAGGGATAGAATATTAGATGTTGCGAGATTGACAGATAAAAATAGTGCTTGGGAAATGATTTGGGGTGCAGACTTTGAATTGTACGACCTACAGGAGAAAGAATAATGAGTAAACAATATACAGTAACATTTAATTTTGATGTTGATTTTGAATGTCAAGAAGAAAATATAAAAGAGGAAGTAACAATGTGGTGGAGCGAATGCATAGATGTGCCAGACTATGATGTTACAGAAATAGGGGAGGAAGAATAATGGATAAATTTGATGAATGGTTAGCAAGTTGCCCAATATCATATTGGACTAAAAGTGATGATGGCGATCATATAACAATAACTTTTAATGTAGGCGAATTAGAGGAGGAAGAATAATGGTTACTTTAGATATAGGTACAAGAGTTAAAGTTATTGGACAAGATATTACAGGAAAAATAATTAGGCACGATATCGGCAACAAAGTTGTTATTTTAGATGATGACGATAGTTGGCAAGAAGAAGGTTGTGAACCTAGTTTAATTTACAACATAAGCGAATTAGAGGAGGAATAATGTTCGCAGTAACAACTAAAGAATGTATACATTGTAGGCAGACAGGTACAGTTATGGTAGATGAGGAGAAATATAAAGAGTTTATTGAAACACCAAGACACTTACGCAGATTAATCCAGGATATATTCCCAGATCATAGCAGAGCAGAACGAGAGCAACTGTTAAATGGGGTACACCCAGAATGTTTTGATGAAATGTTTAGAGGAGAGGGAGAATAATGAAGATACTTAATTTATATGCAGGTATTGGAGGTAATCGTAAAGATTGGGGAGAAGATCACGAGGTTGTAGCCGTAGAATATGATGAAGATATTGCAGCAATTTACCAAGACTTATATCCTAACGATACAGTTATAGTAGCTGATGCCCATAAATATTTGTTAGATATACACAAGCAAGGTCTATACGACTTCATTTGGTCAAGTCCTCCTTGTCCTACTCATAGTCGTATGAACTTTTTGTTACACCAGAAAGAAACTTACAAACCTAAATATCCAGATATGAAATTGTATGAAGAAATCATATTGTTAAAAACTTTTTATAAAGGTTATTGGGTAGTGGAAAATGTTAAAAGTTATTATGATCCCTTAATAGAGCCACAAGTAAGTGGTGGTCATTACTTCTGGAGCAACATAGACATACCTATTATGGAAACTAGAAAAAAAGTAAGGAATGACAAAGGATATACACTTGCTAAAAAGATGGAAGATAAAGGTATTCACATAGAAAACTTTTACAACTACAAAAAAGATAAAAGAACACTACTAAACAATGCAATAGAGGGAGAATTAGGTCAAGCTATATTGCAGCAAGTAGAAAATAAGAAAGTCAATTAAGTTTACACGCTATTGTAAACTTCTGTTTATACTATAATGAAAGGTTATTTATGATAAAGATTGATATGCCACGAGATTGTTTTCAGATAGTCGTAGCTTTTAATCGTAGCTTTCGTATCTTCCCTAGCACGATACAGGTAGAAAGATATTGTAGGCGAAATAGATTAGAAGTTGTGAGCCAAGAAAGTCAAATGGGATCATTCATTGTCACTCTTAAAAGAGCAGACAGTACAATATAAACACAACTAAATAACAGAAAGGAAGTATGTTTAGTAAATTAATATATAGATACAAGTTCTATAAACGAGTACGCTTAGAAGAACAACAACGAAAATCACAGGGATTATCACAAGAATTTTTAGACCAGATCAGAAAGGATATGTAATGGAGGAACTATTACAACAAGCACAAGAGAACATTAGCGAGAATGTAGACAAGCAAGAGAAAGAGAAGTTATATTTAGTACTGCAAGAGAGCTTGAATGAGCTATCAGGATTAGAAGAACTAAATAAAATATACAAAGCGTTAAGAGATAAGGCAATCAAAGACCTATACAATGTAGGCATATCAGCACAGTCATTAGCAACGACTACTGAACTAACTAGACAAATGATCCATAGGATTGTTAAGTAAACAACCTCTATTGCTAGAGGTTATCTACTTCAGAAAGGAAATAAACATTGAATAATCTGTTTATCAGTTTCAGTCTAGTAGATATTGTCATACTTAGTAACTATAATGTAGGAAAATAGGAGATAAATAATGAATAAAGAAACTAAGAAAAAATTACTTGCACCTTTCCCAAAGGAAGTAGTACAAGATCCACCTAAAGGTAAGTTTGGAAAATTCGTAAATCACGCAGTCTATATTGAAAGACTTAGGGATTGTGATGTTGACTATGAATGGGAGTTTGAACCTATTATTATCAATGACAAAGTTATAGGGGCAAAAGGAAGGTTAACTGTTGAAGGTAAAGTTTATGAAGGTGCAGGAGATGTTGAAGGACCTGCGTTAGCAAGAGCAACACTAGGCGAGTGTCTTAAACTTGCAGAGAGTGATGCGTTTAAACGATCTTGTATGAGATTTGGGTTGGGCGTTGAATTGTGGTCGGGAACTGATGACTTCTATGCAGATGATAACAAACAACAACCAATACAAAAGACAGGTAAAGTTAAAGATCAGGTCATAGAAAAAGAGGATGAGGCTTTAAAGAAAGCTAAAGAAAACTTTGCTAAAGATATTATGCAACCAGCAGAACCAAAGATTACACAAAAAATATTACAAGAGATGGTATTTATATCCTGTAATGAGGACAAGAACTTTGCTAACAAGTGTTGGAAAACCTCTATGGAGATGACCAAACTAAAAGCAAAAGTAACAGGAGATGTTGCTACCTGGAAAGAAAGTACAATCAAAACATTCTTAGACAATGTAGAAACATTTGTTACTAACTACGCAGATGAATACAAAGAACGAGAAGGAAACACAGACACTATCAATAACATCATTGATGTACTTGATGCAAAGGTGTCAGATAAAAAGGAGGAAGAAGTGGGAGAAGTAAAAGAAGGACCTTGGATGCAAGAGCAACCTAGTGAGAAACAGTTAAAACCATTTAACGATTGTGTCAATAAAGCTATTGACAATGGAGATGATGAACTTGCAGCAAAAGCAAAATCAGCATTAGCAGATGGATCTATTAACAAAGGTAACATCTTTGATTGGGTTGACACAGAAACTTGGAGTCTTAAAGACGGCTCGTGAACAGGTGTCTTAGTTGTAATATAGGTGAGCTTGACTTGTTTGGTGAGCCAACTAACTTAATCAATAATTACTGCGAAGAGTGTAGAAAGGTTATGTACATTGACAGAAGAAGAAATTATCAACAGACTTAATGTGATGTTTCCTGTTATGGATGCCTTACAGAAATGTGCTAATCAATACTCTCATTATGATTGTGAGAACAAGCAGTATTTAATGGAGATTAAATCAAGAGATAGGAAATATAATCCCTGGCTCATTGAACGAGCTAAACTTATAGCAAATTATGACAAAGCAATAGAGGTAGGTAAAGAGTTTATCTATCTTACAGAACACAAGACTAAAATTATTACTTGGAATATAAATGACTTAGTTGCAAGTGGTTACAACTTTGGTTGGGAGATCAAAGAGATGCCACAAACAACTGCCTTTGAACACAATGAAGCAGTGTTAAAAGAGGTAGGCTATTTATATGAACAGTATGGAAGGAAGATATGACAGACTTATCTAAAGTAAATATGCTAGAACTATTAGCAGAGTTAGAGAAGAGAGGTAGTTTTAAAACAATTATATTTAATAAACCAGATGGTAAGCAAGAGATTGCTGCAATCTTACCTCTTGAAACTATGACTATTACTAATAAAGAAGTAACACAAGAAGAAGAATGAAAATTAAAATAATTGTTTCTAATTCTGGTGAGTATAAAGATATAGAATTTATAGATCCACCACTCCATATACCTATGGAAGTAGAAATAATAGAAGAAGATGTATAGACCTTTACCTGAATACCTTACTATTCAACCAAGTAAGATAGAGGGCTTAGGTCTATTTACACTAAAGGATTTAGAACCATACGAGTCACTAGGTATGACACACGCACATTGGTTTGGCGAGGATAACAACCTACTGCGTACACCTCTTGGTGGTTTTATTAATCATAGCGAAACACCTAACTGTAAAATTACAGGCAAGATGACACGCTATTTATTTACAGAGGAAATTATACCTGCTGGATCAGAGCTTACTGTTAAGTATGGTATGTACTCTGTCTAAACTATCTTGTAATTATCCCAACCATCTTTATCAATAGTAAAGGTTAACACTCCAGGCTTACTCCACATACCAGTTCGTGCAGTAAAGTCTATACTTGCATCAATAGATGGACATTGAAACCAAGTTCTGTTACCTTGCTGCATCATACGAGGGTGATGAAAGTGTCCTGTAATAAGAATCTCTGCATCTCCTACTGGAAAGTCACCAAACATTTGTCCTTGCCACCACTTCATTATCTTACCCTCTGGTCCTGTACCACCACTGTGCATATGTCCGTGAGTAAATCCAACAGTCAATCCTTTTATATCTACTGTATGATGGAAACCCTCTGGTATGGACACACTTACTTTCTTGTATCGTGGGTTCTGTTCCATAATCTCTTGGCATATCTCTAAGTGCATAGTGTCAGAGTTGTCTAATCGTGATGTCACGACCTGTCCTTTGCCTGATCTAGCCATCTCTCCGTGATTAGCAGGTACACCAGACAGTATAATCTTGTTTGCATAGGGTAGAAATGTATCAACAGTTTTCATTATGAGCTTTCTTGCTAAGTGATACTGTTGAGATAGATTTAACGATACATTATGTGGTTGAGAATCGTAGAATCCGTAGCAACCTTCGGTTAAATCGCCCATAGAAAGCAAATAGATTTCGTCTACGCTACCTAGTTGCCTAACCTCTGCTACTGCTCTCTCAAGTGCCTTGTCGTACCTCTCAAGGGTTTTCTCTACACCAAGGTCAACTTTGCCCAGTTGCCAGTCACTAAGCGTAAAGATGTACGCTAAATCACTCTTAATCTTCTTTTTCTGTAGTGGTTTCTTCTTTGATACTTCTTTAAGTAGCTTGTCATACCACTCATCACGCTGTGGATGTCGCCTTCTGACCACTCCTTTGAACGCATAAAAGGTTTCAACTGTACCACCTTTAAGTTGTGTGTTCCAAGATGATGCTTTAACTTTGCCATCTATCTCGTAATGTTCTGGATCAAAACCCCAATCTTTTAAGATAGTGTCAAATTTAGATTTGTAATTAGGGTCTTGCCCTATATGTGTAATCTCTCCTAAGCCTGTGGACTCATCAAACTCTGCTGATGGTTGCCAACCTGACTTAAAATAGTTATTGCCTAAGTCTTTTTTGTCTTTCTTCATACGCAGCCTTTCTGTTAAGGCTTAGTATAATCAGATTTTATGACAGTTTCTTAGCTTATTTTTTTCTTTGCGAATGTCTTTATGACTGATAATGCAGCACCACCACCAGATATAGCAGCAATTTCAAGGGCTGATGCCTCTATTCCTACCATTGGGCTGATCACTAATGCACCTAGAAAGGCTTCTATGAAAGTCCATACAGCTCTCTCTAACATATCTTTTAGTTCTTCATTCATCTTATAACTCCAGGCTTCGTTCCAAGGAGTCCACCCTACATCCATCTTGAATGTACCATCTTGGTTTCTTTTTCTTTTGAATCGTTCAAACATTATGTAATAAGTCTACCTTTTAGCATTGCATTTGTTTTGATAACATTTCCATTTATCTCTTGAAGTTTTTCATATACGCTATCAGCTAGTATCATATGGTCTTTAGCTTTGTTATCTGCACCACTAAGGTTTATCTTTGTATATTCTATGGTGACATCATCACCTTTAAGTATTGCACCAGATACTTTAGGATAGAGTTTCTTGTAAGCGTTAGCACTACTGCCAACCATACCATTAAAGTTTACATCTAAATCTTGTTGTGTATCTCCTACGATTAAGCAACCACTGGTGTGTTCATCTGTGTTACCTTGATGGATCAGGATATATTCAAAGCCTGGTACATCTTCTAACCACAACATCCCACGATGGAAGGTAGGATATTTCTTGGTATAACGTGTATTAAATGACCCAACTGTTCT